TAATGTGACAGTGTTTGAGCGCGAAGAAGACGCTGAGTACACAACAGTCATAGCCCAGAATAAAGACACTGCGCAAGTGAGTAGGTTCAAGTCAGACGATACATGTAACCCGAGTAGTAGGCGTCATGGTTTACTGATAGAGTTTTCATGTGAGTTCTGTCATGCTGGTAACCTTAAAGAGGACTGGAGTACAGACAAGCCATTTCTACTTGGTGTTTCGCAACACAAAGGCAATACGCTACTGCAATGGTTCAAGTAGACTAACATTGTTAGGGTAACCACTAAGCCACCTTCGGGTGGCTTTTTTATTGTCCGCTATTGACAAAGTCCAAAGTTGTGTTATAGTCACGTCTCATTAGGAGATTAGAGTGGCTCAAACACCAGAAGCAAAAGTCAAAGCAAAAATCAAACTCATACTCAAAGAGTATGGTGTCTACTACGCTATGCCAATCGGCACTGGCTACGGAACAAGCGGCGTTCCTGATTTCTTATGTTGTGTGGCTGGCAGATTCGTTGCCGTTGAAGCCAAAGCAGGCAAGGGCACAACAACCGCACTACAAGTAAAGAACCTACGTGAAATAGAAGCCGCAGGTGGCATCACGTTCGTCATCAACGAAACCAATCTTGATACACTGCGTGGGTACATCAAGTTACTAAAGGATGCAAATGCAAATCCTAACGCTTGATTTTGAAACGTTCTATTCGCAGACATATAGCCTTAGCAAACTGACTACGGAAGAATACGTTCGTGGCGATGAGTTCGAGGTTATTGGTGTGGCAGTTCAAATCAACGATGCCGAGCCCGTCTGGTTTACAGGTACCGACGAAGAGATACTTGCATTCCTCAAGGGCTTTGACTTTGAAAATAGTTTGGCGCTTGCGCATAACGCCATGTTTGATGCGGCTATTCTGACTTGGCACTACGACATAAAACCCAAAGGTTGGTTGGACACGCTGAGTATGGGTCGCGCCGTGCATGGGACAGAAGTTGGTGGTAGCTTAAAAGCCTTAGCGGAACACTACCAGCTTGGTGTAAAAGGCACAGAGGTCGAACATGCCAAGGGACTCCACCGAAAAGACTTTGACGCGGAGCAACTAGCGCAGTATGGAAAGTATTGCGAGAACGATGTTGCTTTAACCTACGGCTTATTTATGGCTATGTCCCAAGAGTTCCCACCGTTTGAGTTGCGTCTGATTGACTTAACCATCCGCATGTTTTCGGAGCCGACGCTGTATTTGGATACGGAAGTATTGAACAAGCATCTGGTCAATGTGCAAGAAAAGAAAAGTGAGTTACTGAGTAAAACACTTATCGAAAAAGATCAACTGATGAGCAACCCCCAGCTAGCTGAGTTGCTTAAAGCTATGGGCGTAGTGCCACCGACCAAAATGAGTCTACGCACGGGCAAAGAAGCCTACGCGTTTGCCAAGAGCGACGAGGGGTTCAAGGCTTTATTGGAACATGAAAACCCTGAAGTACAGGCTATCGTGGCGGCTAGGCTAGGCGTGAAGTCAACCATCGAAGAAACGCGGACCCAACGGTTTATCGGTATCGCCCAGAGAGGCTCCATGCCAGTTCCCCTCCGATACTACGCCGCTCACACGGGACGGTGGGGTGGTGACGACAAATTGAATTTGCAGAATTTGCCACGAACTAGCCCTTTGAAGCATGCGATCATAGTTCCTGACGGGTACATGATGATTGACTCCGACTCATCACAGATCGAAGCCCGTACGCTAGCGTGGTTAGCTGGTCAAGATGACCTAGTCGATGCGTTTGACCGTGGGGAGGATGTGTACAAAATAATGGCGTCTGCCATTTACAGTAAGCCAGTCGATGAGATAACCAAGGACGAGCGGTTTGTGGGTAAGACTACGATCCTTGGTGCAGGGTATGGCATGGGTGCCGACAAGTTCAAAGCACAACTGCAAACATTTGGTGTAGACATCACCAAGGACGAGTCAAGCCATATTATTGCTACCTATCGTAATACGTACCCCCATATACAAAAACTATGGAAAACCGCAAGCAAAGCATTGGAAGCAGTGCGCGATAATGTTATGGTCTCGTTCGGGAGAAACGACGTGTTGACTGTTGAGGGCGCAAACGGAATCAAGCTACCCAACGGTTTGTATGTCAAGTACCCCAATCTGCGCGAGCAGACAAACGAAGATGGTCGTACCGAAACCGTGTACGACACCAAAAAAGGTCGAGCCGTTATACCGACTCGCATTTACGGTGGGAAAGTCATTGAGAATGTATGCCAAGCGCTAGCCCGTATTGTTATTGGTGAGCAGATGCTTGCAGTAGCAAAGCGGTACAAAGTAGTTATGACCGTGCATGACGCGATTGCTTGCGTTGTGCCTGAGTCTGAAGTTACTGAGGCTTTGGAATACGTAGAGAAGTGTATGCGTATGCGCCCCAAGTGGGCTAATGAGTTACCACTTAATTGTGAGGCAGGATATGGCAAAAGTTATGGCGATTGTTGAAGGAGAACTAATGGTTGATTACGCGTACCCCTGCATGATGGCAGAGAAAGCACTTAAAGAACTGCATGATGCTATGTTGCACAGGGACTTTAAACGGGCTAAAGAAGCGGCGCTTCTTGCTATGGTCGAGACTAAACTAGCGTTGACAGCTATCAACGACATGGAAGCAAAGGTTCGGACATGAGTATCGCTTGGTCATACAGCAGTCTAAAGACGTTCGAGCAGTGTCCTCGCAAGTACTACCATTTAAAGGTAGCCAAGGATATTAAAGACGGCGACACTGAGGCAACGCTGTATGGCAAGTCCGTGCACACTGCCGCAGAAGAATTCATCAGGGACGGCAAAGAACTACCAGAGCAGTTTAGTTACCTATTACCTGCGTTGGAGCAACTAAAAGCCATCCCCGGTGAGAAGCACTGTGAGATGAAACTGGGGCTGACAGAAGATTTAGAGCCGTGTGATTTCTTTGATAAACGAGTCTGGTGGCGGGGTATCGCCGACTTGGTCATCGTGGACAAAGAGAACAAACTAGCGTACTCAGTTGACTATAAAACCAGCAAGAACGCTAGGTATGCAGACATAAAACAGCTAGACCTCGTAGCCACTGCACTATTCAAATACTTTCCAGAAGTTGAGCGCATCAAATCTGCGCTTATGTTTGTGGTTAGTAGCGAATTTATAAGGGCTATACACAAACCCGAGAACATTAATTTGTACTTGGAAAAACCCAAACAGGGTGTTGCGCGTATTGAGAAGGCAATGGAAAATGGCGTATGGAACCCACTGGATGGGCCATTGTGCCGCTTCTGTCCAGTCAAATATTGCGAGCACAACAGAAGTTAGATAGGAAACTAATATGCCATACGTGAATAAGCCACGTCCTTACAAGAAGGAATATCAGCAACAGAAAGCCCGTGGGGAACACGGAGACCGTATGGCGCGGCAACGCGCTCGGTACCAGATGGATGCGGCAGGAGTTGACCGCACGGGTAAGGACATCGACCACGTTACTCCCATCAGCAAGGGTGGTACTAACGCCAAGTCAAACTTAAAATTGAAAAGCCCAAGCGCTAACCGTTCGTTTAGCCGCAACAGCGACCACACAGTAAAACAAAACAAACCGAAGGCTAAGCCCAAGAAGTAAGGTACGAGTGATACTGGGCTTACAGGGGAACGATGGCCCCCATAACCGTACCAACTAGAGCTTAGTTCTGTCTCCCCCTTTAACTTGGTGATCTAGTTGACAGTCGGGAAAGACCGACAAACTATTTGGAGAATTAGATGAATTTGTCAGAATACGAGTGGCCTAGACCACATGGGTTTACACCATTCGACCATCAGAAGAAGACGTGTGAATTTTTAATAACAAACAAAAAAGCCTTCTGCTTTAACGAGCAGGGTACAGGCAAGACAGCATCGGTTATATGGGCAACCGACTACCTCATGACAATAGGTGTGCTACGCAGAGTACTTATTGTGTGCCCGCTGTCGATCATGAAGTCCGCATGGCAGGCTGATCTGTTCAAGTTTGCTCTACACCGCACGGTGTCAGTTGCGTACGGCCCTGCTACTAAACGTAAAGAAATCGTTAAAGCTAAATCAGAGTACGTTATTGTCAACTTTGATGGCGTGCAGATTTTGAAGAAAGAGATTATTAACGGTGGGTTTGACCTCATCGTTATCGACGAAGCATCGGCGTACAAGAACGCGCAAACCGACAGATGGCGCACCATGCGGGACATCTGCAAACACGTCAAAGGTTTATGGATGCTGACGGGTACACCGGCGGCGCAATCACCTACGGATGCTTACGGACTAGCCAAGTTGGTCAACCCCAGCAACGTACCTCAGTTCTTTGGTATGTTCCGCGATCAAGTCATGTACCCAGTCACACAGTATCGTTGGGCGCCAAGAGAAGGCGCTAAGCAGATAGTACATAAAGCACTGCAACCTGCTATTCGGTTTGAGAAAGCCGACTGCCTTGACTTGCCCCCCATTACATATATTGACAGAGAAGCACCGTTAAGTCCGCAGCAGAAAAAGTTCTATGACGTGCTTGTTAAGCAGATGCTGATCGAAGCCGACGGCGAAGAGATAACCGCTATCAATGCGGCGGCGCAGGTTAATAAACTGTTGCAGATTTCTGGTGGCGCAGTCTATACCTCTACCAAAGAAGTAGTTGAGTTCGATGTCAAGAACCGACTGAACGCGGTGCTCGAAGTTATCGAAGAGTCGTCACACAAAGTGCTGGTATTCGTGCCGTTCTCGCACACTATTGAGTTACTAGAAAAGTTTTTAATTAAGCAAAACATAACCGTTGAGCGTATTGATGGGAGCATCCCGGTCAACAGACGAGCCGACACAGTAAGGCGGTTCCAAGAAGCGGACGACCCGCGAGTGCTTATCATCCAACCGCAGGCGGCGGCACACGGGCTAACCCTAACTGCGGCGAATACTATCATTTGGTATGCTCCAGTTACTAGCGTTGAGACGTACTTGCAAGCCAATGCACGTATCGACCGGCCCGGTCAGAAGAACAACATGACCGTAGTGCACATCATGGGTAGCCCCGTTGAGACTAAGTTGTACCGCATGTTGCGTAGCAACATTCAACACCACGCGGAAATAATCCAACTTTACAAACAAATTTTTGAAGACACCTATTGACAATGTCAAAAGTGGTGGTATAGTCGAGTCTCTTTTGAAAGGAGTTAGAGATGGAAGAAGCATTAGAAGCTGGAACAACTGACCTAGGCAAACTAGCGTCAGCGTACATAAAGATTAGAGATAAGCGACAGGAGTTGAAGCGAGCGTTTGAAGCAGACGATCAAGCATTAGCAGAAGACATGAAGATGTTAGAAGAAGAGATGCTGGAGGTCTGCAAGCAAACAAATGCTGAAACCATTCGCACGAAATCAGGCACGATTATTCGTTCGGTTAAATCACGGTACTGGACGAACGATTGGGATTCAATGTATGACTTCATAGAGGAGTCCGGTGCATTTGGCCTGCTAGAGAAGCGACTTCATCAAACAAACATGAAGCAGTTTCTTGAAGAGAATCCAGACCTCTACCCGAAAGGGCTAAACGTAGAGAAGCAGTACACCGTGGTAGTTAGAAGACCAACTGAAGGAAAATGAAATGAGCAATATCGCAACCCTTAACCAAGACCTCCCCGACTTTTTGCAGAACGCGCCAATCAGTGACTTAACTAAGTCATTAGTTGGTGGCAAGACATCTGTAGCTAAGCGCATCACCCACAAGAACGGCATCTTCCGCAAGATGGTCGGTCAAGAAGAGATGGGCAAGACTAAAGGTCCTTTGGATGTAATTATCGTCAACGCATCGCCTGCGGTTGGACGCATCTTCTATATGAAGCAGTGGACTCCCGATTCAGAGCCGACCGCGCCTGATTGTTTCTCCAACAACGGACGTACCCCAGATGCCAAAGCCGCCAACCCACAGTCTGACCGCTGTGATACGTGCTCACAAAACATCAAGGGCTCTGGGCAAGGCAATTCAAAGGCATGCCGCTTCTCTCGCCGACTGGCTGTTGCATTAGTGGATGACTTTGGTACAGCGTTAGAAGGTGAAGTCTACCAAATCAACTTGGCGTCAAAGTCATTGTTTGGTGAGTCTATGGGTGAGAACACCTCTCCGTTTGAGACCTATGCTAAGTACGTAGCTAACAACGGCAAGAGTATTGATTGGATTATTACGCGTATCACTTCTAACGAAGAGAACGATAACCAGTCTATCCTGTTTACACCTGTTGGGCACATCAACAAGGCGCAGTACGCAGTTACCAGCGAGTTGTCACAGAAGGAAGAAGTCAAGCGCTTGATCATCATGACTCCATATCAGGCAGAGTCTGCTGGCGCAAAAGCATTGGCCGCTCCCAAAGTGCAGGTAGAAGAGGAAGAAGTAGAAACGCCCAAAAAGCGTCCATCTACTAAGTCAAGTTCAGACGCCCCTGCCCCCAAGAAAAACTTGGACTCGGTAGTTAAGGCGTGGAGCGACGAGGAGTAACCTATGAGTATTGGATACAGTCAACGTTTGGTTGAAGCCAACAAAAAGGCCAGCATCAAACTGTTGGGTGTAGCTCTGGGTCGCCTCTGCATCAAGCAGGGTATCCCCGTTATGCTTATTGCGGAAGAACTAAACGTAAGCCGTGCTACGGTTTACAACTGGTTCTGGGGGGCTAGTGCTCCCGACAATAAACGTAGCGAGCGGATACACCTGTTGATGCAAAAGTTGAAGCGAAAATAAACCAATCTTGATGGGGGCCACGCCTCCGTTAGGAATAACTGACTCTAAAAATGCCTGAATTTGATTTACTTGACGCAGTTCACCCACCTGACGGGCGGTTTTGTGTCGTAGGAATAGGCAAATACGTAGAGCAGAAGTTCGTCGATACCCGAGAAGAGTTAAACGCAATAGCAGACGCTTTTGTAAAGCGTGGTGTAAACGCATTCTATGGATGCGCCAAGTTTGGGCAACTCAATAACCGTAAGCACGAAAATGCTAAGTACATTAAAGCACTGTGGCTAGACATCGACTGCGGAGAAGAGAAGGCTACACCCGATGAAAACGGGCGCATCAAAGGATACGTAGATCAAGCTACGGGTATTGCAGAGCTACAAAAGTTTTGTGCCACAGTCGGTTTGCGCCGACCCATTCTAGTTAACTCTGGCAATGGCTTGCATGTGTACTGGTTACTAACCGAGACACTTGAACGTACAGTATGGGAAACGCTAGCCAATAGATTGCGCGAGTTATGCTACCAGCATGGACTCATAGTCGATCCAGCGGTGTTTGAAGCATCACGTATTCTTCGCATACCGGGCACGTATAACTTTAAATCAGAACCACTGCTTGTCGAGGTGATGTCCCACAAGACTGAACCTTATTCCTACGAAGAAATTAAAGAGCTACTCGGTGCACCCGACCCAGTAGAAGAAACGCCTGACTTTATTCCGCGCCGACTGAGTCCACTCATGGAGACCATGATGGGCAACAAGGTTAAGCGGTTTAAAACCATCATGATGCGCTCAATTGAGGGCACTGGGTGCGCACAGCTACTGCACTGCTACGAGAACCAAGAGTCAATTGAATACGACTTATGGCGCTCAGCCCTGTCTATAGCTAAGTTTTGTGTAGACAAAGAATCAGCCATCCACAAGATGTCTGAGAACCATCCAGAGTACGACCCAATTGAAACCGCACGCAAAGCGGAAGACATTGCAGGCCCTCATCTGTGCAAAACATTTGAAAAGTACAACCCCAGTGGGTGCGAAGGGTGCCCTAACCGTGGGATTATTAGCACTCCAATCCTGCTTGGTACAGAGATAGCCGAGGCAGATGAGGATGACAACGTAGTCGATATTGTTGACGACGTGGGAGAAGTAGAGCAGGTACGCATACCACCATATCCAGAACCGTACTTCCGTGGGAAAAACGGTGGCGTCTACCAGCGCATAGAAAAGGATGGCGAAACCGACGCTGTACTAGTCTACGAGCATGACCTGTACGTAGTTAAGCGCATGATGGATAAAGAAATTGGGGAAGTGGTCTTGTTTAGACTGCATCTGCCCAGAGATGGTATTAGGGAGTTCACCATACCACTGACAAGTGTTATGGCTAAAGAGAAGCTACGGGACATGCTGGGATACCACGGTATTGTTGCGTTCCCTAAACAGCAAGACCTTCTTACTTACTACATAGGTACGTTCGTCAAAAACCTACAACTAACAAACAAGGCGGAGATTATGAGAACACAATTTGGTTGGGTAGACAAAGACAGTAAGTTTATTGTCGGCGACAGAGAGATAACAAAGGACGGTACGTTTTACAGCCCACCGTCTAACACTACAGCCAATGAAGCAGAGATGATGGTGCCGACTGGCTCGTTCGAGAAGTGGAAAGAGGTATTCAACATGTATGCGCTACCCGGTCTGGAGCCGCATGCGTTTGGTGCGCTTACTGCGTTTGGTGCACCACTGCTAAAGTTCACGGGATTGAGCGGTGCGATTATCAACCTCATTCACCAAAGTTCAGGCTCGGGTAAGTCAACTATTCTGTACATGTGCAACAGCGTGTGG